TCTGGTACTTTAGGTACTCCTTCAGGAACAGTTGATTTCTATCTTACAGATTTGCGAATGAATGGTACAAATGCTTTTGCTAACGTAAGAAGCATATATGCACCTACAACTGGACTTGGTGGTGACATCGTATTAAACGTAAACGAAACAGGAACTGTTTTAAGAGATTCAGCAACATCGGCATTGTTGTATCCTGTTGGTTCTTATGCTGTAAAAAACTTGAGAGACTCTTCTGGTAATCCAAGAACAACATTCAATTTCAAGAGAACATCTGCGGTATCACCTATTACTACATCTGGTACAGTTACTCTTACTCTTGGCACAACGGGCATCGGTGAAACTCTTCCATATGGTACAGATTCCGATTTATCTGATAGTGACAAGAGAGAGATTATATTTACACTTGACAATAATTCAAACATTGCAGGACCAGGTACTGTAAGTATCTCATCAGGCACCAATATTCTAAATGGTACAAGCACACAGTTCTTAAAATATAATGTTGGTGATAAGATTGAAATTCAAGGCATTGCTAACACTTATTACATTTCTACTATCGTAAGTGATACTTCACTCACATTAACGGAAAATGTTGTGTCTTCTGGTGTAACAGGAAACACATATAGCAAAGTCTACAAAGCAGGTGATATAATTGATCTGACAACAAAAGGTAACACTGGATTGAAGAGAGTTGTTTCTACAACATCAAGTCAGTTATCGTTTGATTTGAAAGAAATATATCCAGCAAGTATGTCAGGTAAAGTTACATATCAAGTTGTTCGTACTAATACTGCTGGAGTTACAAAAAATCTTTCACAAGAGAGATATGTCAAGATTAATTGTTCTACAGCAGGTACAGTTGGACCATTTAATCTTGGTTTTGCTGACGTTTATCGTATAAGAAAAATTGTTAGAAAATCTGGTAGCTATCCAACAAGTCTTTCAGACGGTACAGATGTGACATCATTGTTTACATTTGATAACGGTCAGAGAGACATGTACTATGAACACGGCAGTATCAAACCTAACTTTGCATTAAGTTCAAGTGACAGACTACTTGTTCAACTAGACTATTTTATTCCAACATCATCACCAGGATTTGGATACTTCTCTGTTGAATCTTACCCTATCGATGATGATAATTCACCTGCTGCAAGAACGATAAGAACAGAAAACATTCCGATTTACAAGTCACCAACAACAGGTACAACATATGATCTGAGAAACTACATTGATTTCAGACAGGTCAAAACAAGTACTGCGAATGATCCTGGTGCATCGACAACCATGGTTATAGCAGATGCGACAGAAAATCCTTCTGTATCATCTTCATTCATTTCTGATACAAATGGATTCAGATTGCCTGTTCCTTCTTCACAGTTCAATTATGATTTCTCATATTATCTACCAAGAAGAGACGTTGTAGTAATAGATAAGAACGGTGTCATATCTGTCGTAAAGGGTGTACCAGCATCTTCACCTATTTCACCAGATATTCCTGCAAACTCAATGTCTCTGGCAAATCTTTACGTTGCACCATATCCTTCTCTTGCTCCAAATTATGGACAAGCAATCCGCAGAAGAGACTTATCATGTAATGCAATAAAGACATCTAATATTCGCTTTACAATGCGTGACATTAACGTACTAAAAGAGAGAATTGTAAATCTTGAATACTACACAAGCTTGAACCTTCTTGAAAAAGCAGTTTCTGATCTCAAGATCAGAGATGAAAATGGACTTGAGAGATTTAAGAGTGGTATTTTTGTAGACACATTCAGTGATCACAACAATGGTGATATATCAAATCTTGAATATAGAATTGTTGTAGATCCAAAAGAATTGTCAATTCGACCTCAATACACAATGCACTCTATTGACTATGATCTTGTTGCAAATACCAATGTTGTAAAGACTGGTGATTTGATAACTCTACCATATACTCACGTTACTTTGATTGATCAGCCAAGAGTAACAACATTTAGAAATATTGAGCTTTCTACATACCGCTTTATTGGTAATCTATACTTGTATCCAGACACAGATGTTTGGAGTGATACAGACCTTATGCCAGATGAAGTTATCTTTGCTGGTCCAAATCCTAGTTCTGTTCAACAAGGTACAACTACAACATGGAACGCATGGCAGACAACAATTGTTGGTCAAACTTATGAGAAATCAACGGGCGGCGGTAGTCACGGAGGTACAGGTAATCCAAATGATCCTAAGATTTGGGGTAAACCAACAGCGTTTACAGGCGATGCTACAAAATATTTAAATTCTGGTGGTCAAATCGTATCATCACTTACAACAGTAAGTGACAGAGATTTTAGAATTACTGAACTATCAAAGTCAACAAGAACTGGTGTTGAGACAACAACAAAGCTCACAGAAAAGTCTGAGTCAATAAGTTCTAAGCTTATCGATGTTTCATTGAAACCTTACATTCGTGCAAGAACAATTCAAGTAAATGGTAAAGGTTTAAAAGCCAACACCAAATACTTCGTGTTCTTTGACGGTGAAAACATGTCAAATACAGGTGTGACTTCATATGTCAGACCTCTTACACAAAGCGAATTTAATCTTGAAGCTGCAAACATCGAAAACACTGTTTTAAGATCATATACAAATGCTCTAGGTGCAAATTTGGTATCAAATGCAAATGGTGAAATTTGGTTCAACTTGACAATACCTCCTGGTATTTTCAGAATGGGTTCTAGAGAACTTATTGTAACAGATAGTCCAACAAATGCTGTAGATGCTTCTAGCTATGCCAAGAAAGAATATGTTGCAGCAGGACTGAGTGAAACAAAACAAAACACAATTCTAACAACTCGTTCTGTTTCTGTTACAACAAAACCATTAACAGAAACGAAAGATCAGACAAAAGTTTACTTTGTAAACAACATTTCATGCTCTGGTTATTCATTTATTCCAAAAGCACCTGAAGGTGAAGAAGGTGTCTTCTTAACTAAACTTGATATGTGGTTTGCTGCAAAGCATCCTACACTTGGTGTATGGGTAGAAGTTCGTGAAATGGACAATGCTGGTGGTGTTACACGTAATCAAGTACCGTTCTCTGAAGTATGGTTAACACCTGATGAAATGAATGTTGCTTCTGCCGCAGATGTAAAGAATGGCGCAAACTCTACAACTATTACATTCCCAGCACCGGTTTTCTTGTATAACGACACACAGTATGCATTTATCATTCACACTGTTGCTTTGAATCCAGACACATATTTCTGGGTATCAAGAGTTGGTGAAACAGACGTTAGAACTAACACAAAAGTTAATGCAAGACCATTGACAGGCACATTCTACACAACGAACAATAACCTAAACTGGGATATGGTACCAGATATTGACTTGTTCATCAAGTTCTATAGAGCATCTTTCTCTACAGGTGTAACTGGTCAAGTTGTACTTGGTAATAAACCAATTGAAAGAGCAACTCTTGGTAACTTGAGTTCTGCTATTGTCAAGAATGGTGAAAGATTTATAGGCAACGACAGACTTACATTGACCGGTAATACAACAAACAGAGGTGATGGTAATGCACTTGTTGTTGGAGACAGACTTATCGGTCAAAATTCAGGTGCAAATGCAGCAATCATAAGCATCTCTGGTTCAGTCTATGCTCTAGCAAATAATCTTTATATTCAAGGCGAAAGAGTATCGCTTGCTAATGCTAATGGAACTTTCTACGCAAACACTTCAGTTGTTACATTAAAGAGAACTGGTCAAGCAATTCTATCAGATTACAAAGTATTTGATGGTGTAAATCGCACAGAATTTGTAAGATCAAGTGGTGACTTCTATGTTGGTGATACAATCCGTGGAGTGTCAACTGGAATTACAGCAACAATCGACGGCATTGCAAATCAAAGATACTCTACAATTGACGTTGAGCCAAGTTATATCAAGTTTAACAAGACAACTGTTGGTTTTGAGGTTAGAACAACAGCAAATAACACAGCAGTACTTGATAGCTACATCTCAGTAAATGAAAGTCAAAACTATGAGTTTGATAATGAAAAAGTTATTCTTTCAAGATCATACGAAAAAGACAGTCTAGGAGGTAGCAGATCAAGCAATCTTAGAATCAGTATGTCAACAACAACAAACTATCTGTCTCCTGTCATTGATCTTGCAAAGACACAATCTATTGTTGTTGATAATATTATCAACGCAAACACAAAAGGAGAGAGTGCCGTCAATAAGTTAACACTATCATTGACAACAGCAGCAAACGGAACAATCAATGTATCTGACAGACTTGTTGGTCAAAATTCTGGTGCAAATTTGATTGTTGAATCTGTAGACGGAAGCAATTATATCATGTCGGCAAATGGCTTCTTCAACAATGAACTCGTTATTGCGTATAACAGTGATATGTCTTCGAAGAATACAGGTAATACTGTAAGTGCAACAGTAACAAATCTGTTCAATGTGAGAAGCGTTGATAGTGGTAAACTCTTCAACAAATATATCTCACAACCAATCATTCTTGCTGAAGGTCAAGATGCTGAAGATATTCGTGTGATCATAACTGCATATAGACCACCTCCAACAGATATCAAGATTTGGTTCAAACCAAGACATAGTGAAGACCCAGATACACTTGAAGTTCTTCCTTGGATTGAACTTGAGAAATCTGATAATACAGTATACTCATCTCTTGTAAATAGAAATGACTTCAAAGAGTTCAATTATGTGATTCCTGAAAGATACTTGTCAGGTAATAACTATTTACAGAGTGGAAGTGCCCTTGGTGTGTTCCAATACAGAAACACAAACAATACACTATTCACTGGATACAGATCATATCAGATCAAGATTGGTCTTCTAGGTGGACCAGAAAATACAACTGATCCAATCAACAGTGCGATAGTTCCAAGAGTTGCTGATCTTCGTGTAATCGCACTACAGATATGAGGAAATAATGGATATCAAAACAGATGTG